TCGTAGACGCAGAAACGAATATCAAGATGGAGTTATTCGTCTTCCTATTAAATCGGAATCACCATCAACTTATTAAGGAGATAAAAAAATATGGCAAACGTAATACCTTATGCATTCCGTGGAGAGTTATTCACTGGAACACATAATTTTGCATCTGGAGGAGATGATTTTAAATTAGCCCTTTATACATCAAATCCTTACAACACATCGAGTACTGTTTATTCAGCAACCAATGAAGTAAGTGCTTCTGGAACTAATTATACGACGACTGGAAATACTTTAACAGGTAATGCTGTTGTAGCAACTACCGCTGTTGCATCTTGTGATTTTGCAGACTCAACTTGGTCAAGCGCTACTTTTACAGCAGCCTTTGGAGCAATTTACAATGATGATCAAGGAGATAAATTATGTGTAGTATTAGATTTTTCAGGAAGTAAAACTGCAACGAATGGGACATTTAAAGTTTCATTCCCGGATCCGTCAACAGCTGCCGATGCAATTATAAGCATGGCTTAAGGAGAATAAACAATGGCTTTAGTTTTAAATGACAGAGTAAAAGAATCCAGTACAACAACTGGAACAGGCACTTTTGATTTAGATGGAGTTGTAAGCGGCTTTGAAGGTTTTGTTGCAGGTATTGGAACAGGAAATACAACCTACTATACAATTTTTAATCAAGGCACAACGGAGTGGGAAGTAGGACGAGGAACTGTAACGGATGCAACGCCCGATACACTGGCAAGAACTACAGTTATCTCAAGTTCTAATGGAGATGCAGCAGTAAATTTTACCAGTGGTACGAAAGATGTATTTTGTACTATGCCAGCAAGTAAAGTTGTTTATTTAGACGCAAGTGGAAACCCAGTAGGAGCAGCGTCGGCAGGGTTCGCCCTAGCCATGGCGGTTGCATTATAGGAAAAAAATATGGCACAAGATTTTAGAAACACTTTAGCACGACAAATTGGAACAGGCGATACTACTATTTTAACTGCAGGAAATTATGATGCAGTTATAGGAATTAGATGTTGTAATGTTGCAGCCACAACTATTTTAGTTGATGTTAAAATTGCAAAAGGTGGAAATGATTACTTTATAGCAAAAGGAGTCAACATTCCACCCAATTCAGCTATCGAATTGATCCAAGGCGGAGCAAAAATTGTTTTGGCTAGTGGAGATGTATTAGAAGCAGTTAGTGATACCGCAAGTTCACTAGATGTTGTTATGTCTTACATTGATACCATTAGTTCATAGGAGGAATTATGACGGCAACAATAAATGGCATCCAATACATTGGAGGGCAATACTCTCCTAATGATTTTATAACTAATCAAGCATCAACGATTGATGGCACTCAAACTATAGAAAGTGGAGTTCTTGCAGGACCTATTGTTATACCCGGTACAATTACAGTAACAGGAACGTTGGTGGTCGTATAATGAGTAAAATAGAAGTAAATACAGTTGATGTTCAATGTGGTTCTACTTTAACATTAGGTAGTTCAGGTAAAACAGTCACATTAGCTTGCGGCGCAAGTCAAACAGGTTTCGGAAGAACTGGTACAGTCGATTGGTGTACGACAGCTAAGACAAGTCCTTTAACAGCAGTTTCAGGTAAAGGTTATATGATTAATACTTGTGGAGGGGCAGTAACAGTTACATTACCAAGTTCTCCATCCGCAGGTGATATTGTATCAATAGCTGATTACAAATCCACGTGGGCAGTTGCTTGTAAAGCTGTCACTGTAGGAAGAGGGGGTTCTAAAATTAATGGTGCTTGTGATGATGCTACATTAAATACCAAAGGACAATCTGTAACAATGGTTTACATTGATGGAACACAAGGGTGGAAATCCGTTCAAGATTCTACTTCGGATGTTACAGGAATATTACAATATAACGTTGGATATGTAGTAGTTGCAGGCGGAGGTGGTGGCGGTTATGGAACAGATAATGGCGGCGGTGGTGGCGGCGCTGGTGGTTACAGAACGGGTTGTTTGACAGTTAGTCAAGGTACACCTTATACCGTTACAGTAGGTGGTGGAGGTACAGGAGGAGTCACACCTTGTAGTCCTTTTGATAATTTACAAGGTGATTCAGGATCAAATTCAGTTTTTTCAACAATAACATCAGCAGGTGGTGGCGGTGCAGGTGGTGCAGCTCCCGCACCATCAGGTTATATTGCAGGTTTAAATGGTGGTTCAGGAGGAGGTGGCGCAGGAGAAGGCGATGGAGCAGGAGGAAATGGTAATACACCCGCTCAATCTCCCTCACAAGGTAGTAATGGTGGAACAGGTGAAAATGCGGGAGGATCCGATAGAGGTGGTGGAGGTGGTGGTCACGCTGCAGTTGGTACACCAGGTCTAGAGCCATCTAAAGGTGATGGTGGAATAGGTTCTCCTTATGGAAATTTAGGTCCATTAGCTCCTAGTTATGGAACACCAGGTCCAGCCCCCGGAAAATATTTTGCAGGCGGAGGTGGTGCTGGTAATTATCCAGGAAGTGCTCCAAGTGGTGGCGCTGGAGGTGGTGGTAATGGTGCATCAGGAAGTCCTGTTGTTGTAGGAGTAGCCGGTGGAACTAACACTGGTGGAGGAGGCGGTGGAGGTGTATCACCCACATATACCAATGCTAAAGCAGGAGGTTCAGGAATTGTAATATTAAGACACGCTACAAGTTGTGGTAGCTGTGCAACCGGAGGAAATGCGACAGCCACTTGTGGTTCAAATACCATCAGAGTATTTACAGGAGATGGGACATTTACGGCATAGAAATTAAATTATGGCAAGTACAATTAAATCAAATATAGTAACAAATGCCACAGCGAGTACGTTAACTTTAGGTGAAAGTGGAACTACAGTCACACTAGCGTGTGGTGCAACACAGTCAGGTTTCGGACGAACAGGAACGGTTGATTGGTGTACTACAGTTAAAACTTCCCCGTTAACAGCAGTTTCAGGAAACGGTTATTTTATAAACACAACAGGTGGAGCAATTACAGTTACCCTTCCTTCTAGTCCTAGTGCAGGAGATATAGTGTCTTTAAAAGATTATTTAGATACTTGGGCAGTTGCTTGTAAAGCAGTAACCTTAGGTAGAGGTGGATCTAAAATTGGTGGTAATTGTCTTGATGCAACTTTAAACACAAAAGGTCAATCTGTAACAATGATTTATGTTGATGGAACTAGAGGCTGGGAAAATATTCAAACAGATACAACTATTACAGGACAAGAATTTGTAGCAGCAACCGGTGGAAACATAACCACAGTTTGTAGCGACTATAAAGTTCATACATTTCTTGCAGACGGTTGTTTTCAAGTAACAGATGCTGGTGGACCTTCTGGTTCAAACACAGTAGATTATATGATAGTAGCAGGTGGAGCAGGAGGTGGGTATAATGGTTCAGGTGGAGGAGGTGCTGGAGGTTGGAGAGCTTCAGCAGGAACAGGATCAGGTTGTTTTACAGCTGGACCTTCTCCTTTAACAAGTCCAGTTTCCCCTATGCCAGTTTCAGTAGCTACTTATCCGATAGTAGTAGGAGGAGGCGGAGCAGGAGGAACCGCTCCATCTCCAGGTCCTGCAACTAAAGGTGTGTCTGGTGATGTTTCAAGTTTTAATTCAATATCGTCCGCAGGTGGCGGTGGAGGTGGTGGACCAGCACCAGATACAGGTGTTGCTGGTGGTTCAGGTGGTGGAACAGGAAGAAGTCCTGGTTCAGCAGGAGCAGGAAATACTCCCCCAGTTAGTCCTCCACAAGGTAATGCTGGAGGAACTCAAACAGGTCCAGGTGCAGGTGCAGGTGGTGGAGCTATAGCAGTAGGTGGTAATGGAGCTGGACCTAGTGGTCCAGGAGTAATTGGAGGTATTGGAGGAGCAGGATCAGATTCTTCTATATCAGGAAGCCCGGTTGCATATGCAGGTGGCGGCGGTGGAGCATCAGATTCTTATGCAGGAAGTGGAGGTCCAGGTGGAGCAGGTGGTGGTGGTACTGGCGGTGGCGGTGGCCCACCCGCAAGTCTTGGTGGAGATGGAACAACAAATACTGGTGGCGGCGGCGGTGGAGGAGGAAATGCTCAGAATGCAGGAGCTGGTGGATCTGGTATTGTAATAATAAGGTATAAATTTCAATAATGAGTAGAATTTTAAAATAAATAAGAATAAAGTGAAACTATGAGCAAAATTAAAGTAAACACAATCGCACCAAGATCGGGAACAACAGTAACTCTAGGAGAAGCTGGAGATACAATCGCTTTAGGTGCCTGTGCTTCA